CTCCTTTTCGTTATTCGTGCGTTAACAATAAACCAGTGGTGCGTTATTGTAAACCCTTGGCCTGTAAATAATCAGCCACTTTTTGCAGCGCCTCGTCGCATCCACGGCACACTAAAACGCCGTCGCCAATGTCGGCAAGGTATTCGTGCCAGTCTTTCTGTTCAGCCGATACGGTGCCACCTTTGACCCGCTTCATTTCTATCCATAGGTGCCATGCCGGCACGTAAAGGTCAGGAACACCACGAGAAACACCCTCGTTTTTCATTTTTATGGCCGTGACCTTTCCACGATGCCCGCCGTTTGGAATGGCAAATATTCTAACGCCAGGGTAGGCGATGCGGAATTTTCCAACAAATCGCACTTGCTCAAAATGCTCACTCGGTATTTCTTGCATAATTTTTACTCAAAAAGGAATTTCTCTATCCCATTGGTCGCACGCCTTATCCGTTCCTGCAAAGTCCTTTGGCGGCGTCATATAGAAAACAGTGCATACGCCTTGATCGTTGTAGTAGTCGCAGGTGTGGCAGCACTCAGGGACGTGCATCAGGTAATGCTTCTGCGCATCTCTCCATTTGATAACTTCTTCCGTGGCTTCGTGTCTCATTATTTCCACTCCCTTTTGATGATGTCGTCCAGCTTGCCCTTTTTGCGGTAGCTGACAATAGCAGGGCAGGGCTTCGCCTGCATCAAATCGCAGATGTCCTGCATATCGTTACAGTTAACCAACTGCGCATCCACTTCTGTGGCTATGTCAGCCAGCTTTTGAACGCCCATTCTTCCGGCAAAACCTTCATGTTCCACCGTCAAATATTCTTTGATCGAGTGAGTAAAGCCGTGGTAATACGTGACCATTATCATCTCTTTGCCAGAGTTATACCCGCGATGCACCCGCCAAGCCCAGTCTGTGACATCCATATCCATCGGCTTTATACCCATGATGTCGTCCTAATAAAGCCGCCATTCTTTCTTGACCTCTTCAATTGGCCAAAGGTAGCCGCAATCTGGGCACAACTTAACGCTAAGGTGTACGGCCTCACCGCACTCAGGGCAGGCTTTTACCGGTGCCTCGCCTGAGCCTTTGCCTTTTGCCTTTGGCGGCTGTACTGACGTTATTGGGCCGTGCCTCTGTACGTTTCCAGCAAAGTCCAGAACCAAGCAGTGATCGGTGTGCTCTTTCAGTCTCATCCCTCTACCGGCTATCTGAACGTAAAGCACTGGCGACATAGTGGGCCTGGCGATAACAAGGCAATCCGTGTTTGGCGCGTCAAAACCGGTTGTTAGCACTTCAGCATTTGTCAGCACTCGCAATTCGCCGGCCTTGAACTGGCGGATTAGATCAGCCCTTTCACCCTTTGATGTCTTGCCGGTAATGCAAGCCGCTGATAATCCTGCGTCCGAGAACGCTTGCGCTAAATGTTCGGAGTGAGCAACGCCCGTTCCAAAAACCAAAATTGACCGGCAATGACTTGCCCTTGTTAGTGTCTCACTGACAATCTTGTTTACGTCATCATCACTATCAACCGCCTTTGCCAGTTGGCCCGGTATAAACTCACCGCCTCGCTTTGCCACGGCGCTCACGTCAAGGCAGTGATCGGTAAACTTTGATCGAAGCGGGGCAAGGTAGCCTTTAAAGATCAGCTCTTCAATGGTTACGGGTTCGATAAGATCCGAGAATATAGCGTCACCGTCGCATATAAGGCCGTGTCCCAGCCTCCAAGGCGTCGCAGTTAGACCTATCACCCGAAGGTGTGGGTTAATTTCTTTTAGGCTGGCTAAAAGGCTTCTGTACCCTCCCTCATCTTTGTGGCTAATGAGGTGACACTCATCAATTATAGCAATGTCAATATGCCCTATAAGTTCGCCCTTCTGCCGTAGTGACTGAATGCCGCCAAACGTAATAGCCTCTCCAAGATCGCGGCGACCAAGGCCAGCCGTATAGATCCCAAGCGGCGCGTTTGGCCAGTGCTGCAACATCTTCTCGGCGTTCTGTTCGATCAGCTCAGCAACGTGGCTCATCATCAAAACCTTTGTGCCTGGCCAGCTTTTAACGGCATCTTTGCAAAGGGCCGCAACAATGTGAGATTTGCCTGAGCCAGTGGGCAATACCAGACACGGATTTCCTATAGGGTGCGAATTGAACCACTCATAAAGCTTGTCGATTGCCCGTTGCTGGTATTCCCTTAGCATTTTATTTCCCCGTCGAATTTCTGGCGGATAGCCTGAGCGCCCTGATCCATACACCCGTCGAAATTGGCCAGCAATTCCCTTGACTTAAATCCGCCCGCACCGTTTCGGAAGTCTTTTCCGTTGTGGCTGTAGTCGGCTGCTGTACCATCACCACCAACGAGAGTCCAAGGCACTAGGTCAGGGTGCATAACATGGTCTTCACAACCTGCCCGCTGGAACTCAACGGCGGGGATCTCGCTATTCCAGCGGCCACAGTGCCAGGTGCCGTCTCTTTTTGCGGTAGAGTGGGCGCAGGTGCGGCAGTTGACCTCTTTGGTTGTCTTTGATCCGAAACAAAGATCATGGGAGGAGCAAAATTTACAATCAAACCAGGTTGGGTCAGCGCTCAATGGCTCCGGCATCCGGTCGCTGGCGATTATTGATTGGGCCTTTTCGTTTAGCTCTTTGGCTTCTGTCTTTTTTAACTCTACCCGTTCGGTATATATCTCATCCGTGTCCTTGCATATCGCAAAATACAGCGCCCTATCTATATCAAGGCCGGCCATATAAATTTGAACCTGCGCCCAGTGAATAGGCTTCGATTCCTTTACGCCTTTTTTAACCATATCTTTGAACGACTTTAGGCTATGCGTCTTTGCCTCAAAAACGTGCGGCTTATTGGGCGCTTCCGGTATTCCAGACAGTGCCACGCCGTCCAGTGATCCTCCAAAATGACCATCTTTGATAAGCCACTGCCTGCCGGTATCGGGGTCTTTTTCCAGAATCTCAACGCCGGCAGCGCGTAAATCGGCAACAATCCATTCCTCTTCGTGGTGGCCGCGACGGAACAGCCGAAGGATGCGCCCTGGAAATTTCTCAACTACAGCCCATCGGAACGAAAGCCACAGCTTGCGCCGGCACGGATGCCCTATCATGCTTGCGCCCATGTGGGGGCGTGGCAGGTCTGGCTTTGATTCGTGGGCCTTGTCGATTAGGGCGGCAAGGGTGTTGATTGGTTCTGGGATTTTGGTCATGGGGTTTCTCCATGCTCAAAGCGGGCAGAGCGGGCCAAGCATTTTTCTTTGTAGTTATCAATGTGCGGCCTAATATCCTTAATCTCGGAGACTTTTTTAGACAGGCTGAAAGTAGGGAGCGCCATCACGACTCCGTCAATATTCTCGAAGCAAATTGAAGTGTTTTCTGCCCACTCCTCTTTTCCCTCGCCAGCCGGTAACATCCAGTGATGATCTAAAGGGTCTCCAAAAAAGCCCCATGCTCCGTTTTTCCTAGCTGGCCCGTGAGACACCATATTAATTAAAGTTTCAAGAACGTCCTTTCTTGTTCCCGTCTTTGGCTTAACCTCTATCCACGCATCCACAGAAGGGATATAAAAATCAGGAAGATAATACACACCATCAAGATCAAACCCTTCGGGCTCATACTCCCAATCTATACCAATCGCATCAAAGAAGACTGCCCACCTAGCTTCTAACCTGCTCCTAAACCGATACCCTTTATGCTTAGTCTCAATTGCTTTTATTTTCTTATCCATAAATCACCCCGTAAATAAAAAACAGGGGCGGAAGCCCGCCCCATTAATATTACTTCTTCATCCAAGGTGGCGTTGCACCCTGAGCCTGGGCAGGGGCAGATTGTCCGCCAGATGCCGGAGCAGGTACAGGTGAGCCAGATACGGCTTTAAATGATTTAACTTCATTACCCGGCCCATAGGTAGGGTCATTCTTAACCGTGACCTTGCACGTCATGTTGCCGCCAATAAGCTGATCTGTATCGGTCAGGCTGGCCACGCCGATAGCCCGTAGCACTGAGCCAAGTTGCTGACGGCCAATGTCCTCAGCCTTGGGGTTAGGATTGCGGATATTCAAGTTTGCAAACAAGATCCGGCCTTGGTGCGTTGGTCCGACTACGCTCATCTTCAGCCAAATATATTGACCGGTGCCGGACTTGGTGTCTTTCAGTTCAGACTCAGAAACCACCAAATGGTAATCACCGGCTGGGATAGGATCAAAGCCGCCTTGCTCTTCTGGAAGTTCTGCGGTATTAAAAGTCTCGTTTAAAAATGCCATGTTATTTATCCTCAGTGATTTGAAATGATGGGCGACCGGGCTTTGTGGTGATCGCGGCATCGAGATGCTTGGTGATTTCAGGGCTGGCTGATTGCCATGCCCGTAGATTGATCTCCGGCTTCCAGCGGAACAGCGCTTGCAAGTGTTCGTTATCAATGCCGGCATTCGTCGCTAGGTCAATCAGCTGATCAGCGTCAACCTTCCGGCTAAGCCGTGTTGTTACTTTTACCTTGTAGCCTTCCGGCGTGTATGTGTTCGATCCGTCTTTGTTCTGGTCAACTGTAAATGACTTTATAAGCTCATTTTCGATATGACGGCGAGCCTCAGCGGCTTGGCGCTCTGTTTCTTTAGCCTTTAGCCAGTCGCTGTATATGCTCACGACTCACCCCCAATCTTCTTAATGATGGCGCCAAGGTCTGGTAACTCCCAAGCCTCTAGCTTTCCTGATCGGTCTTTAGCACTCCACAGTCCGTCAGTGTCACACTGCAAGGCCCGGACGTTCTTTCCGTCTTCGCCTTTCTCTACCCGAAGGGCAAACACTTCATCGAAGAAATACCCAATCTGTTGCGCCAGTCGAGCGCCTGGCATGGCCGGGCCGTACAAGATCCGGTTTTGTTCGTCTTGCGTCTTCTCAACCTTGGCCGTCATGTAGACGTGCTTTCCCTCAATGTCACGGAACGCCCTGATTAAATCGCCCATGACATCAATCAGCGCACCGTAAGCCTGGCGAGGGTCTTTTGTCTTTTTCTTTTCAGCGCTTAATACTACCTCTGCGATTTCGCTGATAGAGTCAAGGCAGATGCTTTCAAAGTGGCTTGCCTCTGAACTTTGTGTTGCCCACTGATACGCCTCATAAAGGGTGTCAATATCCTTTATCTCAATAAACGACACGTCGGCATCGGCAATTGATAGAAGGCCACCTTCTGCGCTCAACACTACCGGATTCGGCAGGGTAGGGATTAGCGAGGTTTTGCCAGCACCGGCTTGGCCGTATACCAACATTTTAACGCCGTTACTGTGCAGCCCTTTCGTGCTGCTAAGTGTAATCGCCATAATCTGTGTTCCTGTCTTTGGCCAGCGGTTTGCGGTATGCAGGTTGCCGGCGACAAAACAACTATAGACCTAAGCCTTTTTAATGTCTACAATTCATTGCAACTATTTACCCAAAAGGAATAAAAATGCTGACCCTAGAAGAATTACGCAAAGCCCTGCAAGGCCATAACTTGTTTGCCGTATCGCGTGAAACCGACGTGGCCTATAACACCATTAGAGACATTGCCAACGGAAAGCCGGTAAACCCCACCTACAACACAATGAAGGCAATCACAGAGCACCTGGAGTCTAAGTAATGGCAGACATCACTAATCTGTTCCCCGACGGTTTCCAGCCGCCAAGACCAAAACACACAGACGCGCCAGAGGTTCAACTGAGGGATGCTATATCCGCCGCAGGGATGATTGCACCGGAAGATATATTGATGGACGGCAAGATCCGGCGCTTTAATCCAACGGGTAAAAAGAAGGATGACGCCGGCTGGTATGTGGCCTATTCGGGCAGCGTTCCAGCTGGACGGTTTGGAAACTGGCGCGATGACATCAACCAGGTGTGGCGGGCAGACCTTGGTCGTGAGTTATCCGTAGCCGAGGAAATGGCGCACAAGCGGAGAATGCAGGAATCCAGAAAGGCCGCTGAACAGGCCAGAGAGTTGCGCCAGGGTAGCGCCGCAGATACAGCACAAACAATATGGGACGGGGCTACAGAAGCCGACAGCGAACACGCCTACCTGAAGGCCAAAGAGATAGAGCCGCACGGCGCCAGGGTAACGGGTGACGGTCGCTTAATCGTTCCAATGTATATTGGTAGTGACATAGCCAGCCTTCAGTTTATTGGCGCCAAGGGAGGAAAAAAGTTTCTAGGGTCTGGCGCTGTAGCTGGAGCCTATTACATTGTAGGCGACCCATCACACGGAACGATTGTTGTCTGTGAAGGATATGCAGACGCCTGTTCTATCCACCAGGAAACGGGGCAGCCTGCGCTTTGCAGCTTTAGCGCCGGGAATATGCCCGCTGCTGCTGTATACGCCAAAACTTTAAATGCCAGTTTGGTCATTTTTGCAGACAATGACGAGTCTGGAACGGGTGAAAAGTTTGGAAAGTTAGCTGCACAAGGCACCAGCGCCAGATTTTTAATGCCTCCGATTGACGGCATGGATGCCAGCGATTACCACTTGGCAGGCCATGACCTATCCGCACTGATATTCCCCCCGCAAGATGATTACCTGATAGCCGCCGATGATTTTTGCAGCCAGCCAAAGCCAATAAGGTGGCTAATCAAAAAGGTGGTGCAGCGTGAGGCTTTAATGATGATTCACGGCCCATCAGGTGGCGGCAAGTCTTTTCTGATTATTGACCAAATGTGTCACGTTGCAGCCGGAAAGGCCGATTGGTGTGGCCATAAAATACACCCTGGCCCCGTTGTTTACCTGGCAGGCGAGGGTCATCACGGCATGAGGGCGCGAATTGCAGCATGGAAGCGCCACAACAAAGCCGACAAGCTGGATATGTGGATCAGCAAGTCAGGCGCAGACCTAAATACAATGGAGGGATACCGGCGCGTAGCCGCCGCCATTCAGGCGCTTCCAAACAAACCTGCATCTATTGTTGTGGACACCCTGCACAGGTTCCTGAACGGCGACGAGAACAGCGCACAAGACGCCAAAACAATGATTGATGCCTGCGGCAACCTAATGCGTGAGTTTGAGTGCTCCGTCATCTTGATACACCACACGGGCGTCAGTGACGAATCGCAGCACCGGGCACGGGGCTCATCGGCATGGAAGGGCGCGCTTGATCTGGAGTTTTCCGTGGTACCTGGCAGCGAGTCCAGCCCCATTGAGTTTGTACAGCGCAAAGCGAAAGACAGCGAGATGATCGCCCCTATGATGTTTGAGCTGGAGCAACACCAGTTGCCGTGGATTGACGAAGACGGCGACCCGGTAACAAGCGCCGTTTTGATACAGGCCGAGAAATCCGAGAAGATTGTAGTCGATAAAAAGGCGCACGAAGACCGCCGTATTTTGGAAAAAGCGTGGTGGTGGTCAGGTGCCGAGGTGGAGAATGGAGCGCC